CAGATAAACTATCCACCGATATTTTACTAGCGTCCACTGCACCGGCAGCTATTTTACTAGCGTCCACTGCACCGGCAGCTAACTTAGGAGTCGTAATAGCGCCATCTGTAATGTGAGTCTCATCTATACTATCAAGAGTCGCTAATGCTCCAGCGTCGCTGAGATTACCTATGCCGCTACCAGCGGTTATAGTTATGGTACCTTCAACCTCAACATCTCCGATATATTTGTATTTCTTAGTAATCGGATTAAGAAACATTGCAGGGGTATAACCACCTTCACCGTCCCCCGTATCAAGTGATATACCACCACCCCCTAAAGTAGCCCTTCCAGATCCATCGCTAAGAGTGGCTCTAAAACCATACTCAGGATCGATAATTACATTATTATACGCTTTGTTTAGCTTAACGGACTCGGTTTCAATCTGGTTAATCTTATCGGTTATCAGATCAATAGTGTTTGTAATTTCAAGAATAGTGTTGAGTTCGAATATTGGATTATATTCCTTAGATAAAACACGATTCTGAACGTCAAGACCTATAACTTGGTCTATAATATTGATAGTGTCACCGACTCCAATAACTTCCAAATCTCGAAACCCTTTTTCGATATACTCGTTGCTATTCTTGAGTTCCAAAATATTAACCTTATAATATGTTTTTACTCCTCCTCCACGCGAATCTATTATTTTAGTAATACCTTTAAGATTTTTACCAAATTTTACCTGAAACCCATTATTTTGTCCAATCGTGTTGAGGATGTTGATTGTAAACCCTTGATCTGTATAGTCAATTTCTCCTCCTAATAAATTAGCCAGTTGGTAAATAAGTTTTTTACGAGTTATTTCTTGATTTACTGATATAGTTATAACATCTGTGAATTCGACGGTACCTACGTTAAATTCTGTACCGGATAATATATTAGTTAGAATTTGTTTAGGTGTACCTGTATAAGCATAAGTAGAATATAAATTTTCATCTCCATCTTCTAGTCGGTAATTAACATGTTCGCATTGGATCGAATATTTTACATCTGTTTCATGATTCTGTTCAATATATTTAATATCGAACGTTTGATCGTCAACTACTATATTATTGTCAGGATTGAAATACTCGCTTTTAAGCTCTTTTTCGTAAGCCTCAAAGGCGAAGGTGAACTCGCCATTAACCACGCGCTTTATCGAGGCTGTTTCTTTTATAATATTATCTAAAACAGCTAAAACTTGTCCACTGCTATTATAAAGTTTTGGATACAACGAATCCACCTCCTTATAAGTATGTATTTTTGTAATCAAATTCGATCGTTAGACTTGTAATAGTGCCACTTATTTTGAACTGGTTTGCTCCGGGAAGTAATTCCGGAAAATCACCATCAAAGTTTAATATTTTGTTAACCTTAGTAGTTCCACTTAGACTATAAACTACTTTGTTGTCGCAATCAATATATACTGTACCAGATAGATTATTAAAAGTTAACGAACCTTCTTTGATTATTCCTTCTGGCGTAGTATAGTTAAATCCTTGAATTGTTATGCTCGTTGCGTTACCCGTGAGATTTATGATAGGAAGTGCCTTATATGTTCCGGCGTTTACAACCTCGATTGTTCGTCCAGAATATACCTCGAACTTCCTATCATAACCTTCCCACGGAATGTCTAAGTATTCCCAAGGTATTTTTGCCTCGTCCCAAGTGAGACTATCATTATAAAAAGTCTGATTTTGATATGGTTTACATTCGAAAATAACTGTAAACTCATCCTTATATTGCCGGCTAAACATACTAGCATCTATATCGTTTGTAACTTTAACTACTTGATATTCAACATCTTTCTCATAGTCAAATATCAACTTACCAGTACCAGATAACCATGCCGCTATTTGTCTAGCCTTTTTTCTTCTATCAATTATTTCATAACCCGGTATTGTGCCAGCAAGTTCGATTTCGATATTATCATAACCGTCCTCAAATATATATTCTCCATCTCTACCTTGAACGCCTAACTTTGTTTGACGTTTTGGAGGTATGATGGGTATTGATACGGTTCTAAAAGGAATACCAAACTCATCACTATGTCTCCCATTAAATATAATACCCATTCAATCACCCCCTGTTTCCTGCTAGTTGTAGTTGGTAGAGCTGACGAGCTATTCGCTTAATGTCGGCTTCTTCTCGAACAACCAAACTTCCAATTTTGAATTCGTTATGTATCCCCTGTTCACCCCCATTTTGACTGATTGGCGAGTAGTTTGATTTGAAAACTTCTTTATTTAGACTGCTGGCAATTGATAAAGCTTTATCACTTGATCCCGATACGCTTATACCTTGAGTCTTGCTAAATAGCGCATTTAATCTACCCGTTCCTTTTTCTACATCTGATAAGTCGAGCACCGGTCTAATAGTTGGTTGGGTATCAATGTCGCTATTAATAATGTCAGTAATCTTGGAAATAGCATTGCTCAATCCATTCTTGGCCGCATCGGCAATTCCAGAACCTGCATCGTAAGATTTTGATTCGTAATCGTTAAGAGCATTGACAAAACCCAACCCGAAAAAGCTACCGATTCCGTAACCAACCTTAGAAGGGGAGTTAATAGCAAGCGCTCTCTGTGCTGCTCTCGCCGCTGCGGCTGCCATAGCCCGAGCTCTTGCTTCAGCTAGATAAGTATTCGCTGTGATTCCATCTGCAAATCCTTCGACAAGATACTTACCGGTATTATAGAAATCGTTGTATTTGTTTTTGATTGCTGTTAGCGTTCCGCTGACGATTTGTATAAAAGTGTTTGATACAGATGAATCTTTTGCCTTAATGCCAGCGATAAATTGTGTCATCACAGCTTGACCAGTGCTTTTGAATTCGTAATACTTGTTCTTGATTGCTGTTAAACAACCTCTAATAATATTGGTCAACGTAGTCCTAAAATTTGAATCCTGAGACTTTACACCATCAACGAATTGAATCATAAGGATGCGGCCGGCCGTAGAAAACTCTGTTTTTTTAGAGTTCGCAGCATTGATGGCTGTTGTCAACATTGTCGAAACAGCTGTTGTTACTCTCGAATTAGCATTCGTAAAGGCATTAATAAAACCATCAATACCCGCATTCCCCAAAGAGGTAAGATTTTTGCTAAACGTGGCCATTCCGCTCGTGTCAACGTTCTTTATGCCGTTTGCCAGATCGACTAGACTTTTGAACTCTTGAACGATTCCAGAAAGCTGAGCCGTATTAACAGTGCTTACACTTGCATAGTAAGAAGCGAAAGATTGTCCGAAGGATACTAATTGCGTTCCAAAGGTGGCAATATCGTTATCGCCAGTGAACCAGCTTACAATTCCACCCGTATTCGGAAGATTGTTTGACAACTCTACCAGAGCTTTAGCGGCATTAGCCGAATTAACAACAACATTGCCGTTCAATCCGGTTACAGCCATAGAATAGTCCTTCATAGCTCTTCCGAAAGGAACGAGTTGTTCGCCAAATGTAACTAAATCATTATCACCGGTGAACCAACTTACTACGCCGCCCGTATTAGGTACGGTATCAGCCAATTCCATAAGGGCTTGACCAGCGGTAACCGAATTTTGAATAACATCCGCCCTTAATCCTGTCACGGCAAAGGAGAAATCTTTCATAGCCTTACCGAATGGAATAAGCTGTTTACCGAATGCTTCAATGTCGTTTTCGCCGGCAAAGAATCCTACTACGCCTCCGCTGTTAGGTACGGTATCGGCCATTTCAGCAAGTGCTTTACCTGCTGTGGCAGCTTCAGTTACAACCCTAGCATTCAATCCGGTAACTTCATCAGCGAATGCTTTCATTGCTCTTCCGAAAGGAACGAGCTGTTCGCCAAAAGCCTCCATGTCATTTTCGCCAGCAAAGAACCCAAGCACGCCGCCAGTATTCGGGAGCGTATCCGCCATTTCGGCCAATGTTTTTCCGGCAATAGCCGCATTTGATACTGTTTCGGCTTCAATTCCGCTTACTTCATCCGAAAATGCTTTCATTGCTCTTCCGAAAGGAACGAGTTCATCGGCAAACCCGGATAAAGAATTTCCTCCAGTAAACCATGAAGTTAAACTGTCCAAAATATTTGCGGCTGTAAGTATCAGAATCACTTCGGACAAAGCCTTTACGCCATCCAGAATGGAAGCATCGATTTTACTTGCTCCATCTAAGAATGGTTGGATATTGGTCATAAACGCTGA